GTCATGTGCTGAGCACTCGCGAGGGTGGGCGATCAACCCATCGGGACGGGCCGTCGCCCCCCTTCCGGATCTCGAACTCCAGGCATGAAAGAGGCCCCCACCTTTGCAGGTGGGGGCCTCTCCGCATGGGCTCCTACTACTCGTCTTCGGTGCTCGTCGACTGGGCCTTCATACTGTCAACGATGCGACGCACGCTATCTGTATCCGTGAACCCCGACCGTCAACGTCGCCGAGCTCTCCATTTGCTACGTCTCCCGTCTGACCTGCGGAAACACCGCTCTGCTTCGTCTCGATGGCGCCGGTTACCCGCATGGGCGGGAGGGAGAACTGCGGTGCGGCCGGCACCTTCCGGTAGGGAGCCAGCATCTTCATCGCCTGCCGGTACTCCCCGCTCTCATCCCACCGCCGGACCGTCCGCATCAGCGTCGCGTACGACCGGCCACCGATCCGCTCATGCTTGTCGAACTCGATCCATGTCCGCCCCGTGCGGACCTTCTCAAGCAGCACCTCGAAGCCACCGCGTACGTCCTTCCACTTCTGCGTGTTCGAGATGATCGAGGAGACCTTCTCCCACATCTCGTCAGTCAGCTCCGCGGGCACCTCCTCGCCGGTCTCCCAGTGCCACTTCGAGATCGGGTCGAAGTTCCCCGCGCGGTGCACCTTCGCCACCCCCTCTACCTGAACCTGGATGTCCAGCATCTCGATGAGGTCGGCCTGCTCGCGCTTCGACAGCTTGCCGATCTTGGTGCGCAGCTTGTCCGCGGCGGCGAGCACCAGAAGGGCGCGCTCCTCCTCGCCCTCGGCGTCCTCGATCCACGCCTCGACCCGCTCGCGCTCCTGGAGCAGGTCTCCCTCCTCCTCCTTGTAGCGGGCCTTCAGCTCCTCGATCTCCTGGCGCATCTCCTCCGCGAAGTCGTCGTCCTCGTCATCGTCGACCTCGACGGCCGCGATCAGGCGAGCGATGGCCTTCTTGCGGGTCTTGCGCTTCTTCTCCAGCGTCTCGTCGATCTCGGTGAGCCTGCGCCGGTAGGAGTCCAGCCGTGCCGGGGTCGTCCCGAGGGCATCCGCGATCAGCGCGTGCAGTCGGTCCCGGTCGGCGACAAGATCGGTCACCTCGGCCATGACGGCGGCCTCGACGTCGTCCGCGTACAGGGACTGGCAGTCGTGCTCGTACTGCTTCCCGTCCCGTACCTTCTGGCACCGGTACTTGCGGGTGCCGGTGCGGTTGTCGATGCCGCCGACCATGCCCGCCCCGCACAGGCTGATCAGGCGGGTCGAGAGCGGGTAGTCGTGCGACGCGCTCTTGATCTTCGCCGTCCTCTCGAACGCGGCGAAAGTGGCCAGGGCGCGCTCGCCAGGGATGATCGCGGGCAACGTGAGCACGTGAACCTGCTCGTCTTCGGTGCCGGCGGCGAAGGTGAACTCGACGAACCCGGTCAGCGCCTTCTTCACGCGCTGCGCGAGGTTGCTGCCATCCCACAGGTGGCCCTTGCGGGTGCGGTAGCCCAGCGCGTTCAGCCTCTTGGCGACCTCGCCGCGGGTCAGGTACTCGGGGGAGTCGACCAGGAACTCGACGGCCTTCTCGATGACCACGGCTTCCAGTGGGTTGACCGCGATGTCCCCGGTCTCGGGGTCGATCATGTACCCGTAGGGGATGCCACCGTGCGGCCAGCCACCGGCCATGACCTTCTGAATCCGGCCGCTCATGGTGCGCTCCAGGATCAGAGCGTGCTCCATCTCCGCCATGTAGGCGAGGAGCGCGAGCGTGACGCCGAACATGTCCGACTCGGAGTCGATGCGGTTGTCCGCGGTGACGATGCGGACGGTGCGACCCTTCTCCACCTCGATGTCGTGGGTGTCGTACACCCAGCGGTGGATGTTCTTCATCGTGCGGCCGATGCGGTCGAGCTTGCCGAAGATGACCAGGTCGATCTTCTTCAGGGCGATGTCGTGGTTCATGCGCTCCAGCTCGTCGCGCTCGGCGAGCTTCCCGGATACGCCGCCGTCCGTGTAGATGTCCACGATCACGTAGTTGCCAGCGCCCAACACCAGGTCGAGCCAGCGTCGGCACAGCTCCTCCTGTGCACCCAGGCCGAAGCCGTCGACCTGCTTGTTCGTGCTCACACGCCGGTAGATGGCGACGCGTATGCGCCGACGAAACGTCTGGCCAGGCAGTAGCGTCTTGCTCACGGTGTCCCCTCGTGACAGTTACACAAAAACACCAGCAGCCAGCACTGTGTAAGTGTGGCTGCTGGTGTGAAAATTGTACGTTGCAGTGTGCTTGTTTGCCTACGGAGTAGGTGTCTCGCCCTCGTCGGGCTCGACGAGTCGCATGACCAGCGCTGCGAACCTTGCACGCTTCGCCTCGCTCCACTCGACCTCGCGCCACTCGGCGCGCACCTGCGGATACTGGCTACTCACGGCGCCACCCGCCCGTTGCGGTTGAAGGCGGTGTACGTGATCGGCATCCGCTCGGCGAGGTGGTCTTCCATCTGCTCGGCGACCATCTCGATCTCCCGCTGGGGGAAGCTGGGGAACGTGCTGATCTGGCTGATGGTGCGCAGCCCGAGGAAGTGCATCAGGGAGCGGGCGTTGCACGTGACGTAGTAGCTGGTGAAGATGCCGACCGGGAGGACCATGCGCGCCACCTCGCGGGCGACGCCGGCCTCCAGCATCTCGGTGTACGCGCCGTACGCGTCCTCGTAGGCAGTGAGCAGGGCCGTGTTCGTCTGGGCGCGGAGCTCGTCACTGCCGGGCTCGAAGGTGTAGCGGCCGGGCTTGCCCACCTGCACCAGGTTGCGGCCGGGGCCGGGCGTGTAGAAGACGGGCTGGAGCTCCTTGTACCTGCCCGACTCCTCGTTGTACGAGTGGCCGGCGCGGTGACGGAAGTGCTCACGAGCCACGAACAGAGGCGCCTCGACGTAGAACGTGAACGAGGTGTGCTCGAAGGGGCTGCCGTGCCGGTCCCGCATCAGGTAGTTGATCAGGCCGGTGTCGCTGGCCAGGTCGACGACCCTCTCGTGCGAGCCTCCGATGGTGGAGACGCGGGCCGCGGTGGCGACGTCGGAGTCAGTGGCAGAGTGCTTGACCAGCTCGACGGTGACGTCTGTGCGGGCGGTGATCATACGGTGGCTACCTCCTGGTCTTCGCGGGTCTCGTACGTCCGGGCCTTCCATGCGTGGTCGGTGATGACGGCGCCGGTCAGCATCCCGAGTACGAAGATCGCGAGCATGAACGTCACGATCACGGGGCGGTTGTCTCGCTGCGAAACTTTCACACCGCCTCACCGAGGTGGACCAGGGCCTCGCGCAGGGCGGCGACCGTTCGCACGTCCTTGCCGTCCCGAGAGGCGAGCTCCTGACGGTGCGTGTCCTGCTCGTTCACCAGCTCCTGGACGGCGGCGATCACACGGCCCATGTTCTGCGGGCTCCAGATGTTCCCGCCCACGATGGCGTCACCGAGCGGCAGGCCCACGACCTGGGCGATCTTCTGCACCACGTACCGGGCCTCGCCGCCCTGGTCGTTCTGCTTGTACGCCGCCTCACAGTGGCCGGCGCGACACAGCTCGACCTCCTTGACCAGCTCGGCGAACTCTCCCGCGAAGCCACCGACACCGGGCGCCGGCTCGGCCTGCACCGTCTTCAGCGCCATCGTCTCCGAGTCCTGGAAGACCAGGGACTCCGCCTTGATCTGCTCCAGGTCCGTCCCCCGAGCCTGCTCAGCGATCCGCTGGCCCTCGTGAATCCAGTTCCAACCGTTCGTCACTGTGCTACCTCCTCGTTCACGGTGTGCAACTTACACACGCGGGTCGTTGTAAAAGCGGGTCTCGTAGGCGCTGCGGTTCTCGGACGTCAGGTGCCACATACCGAAGTCGCATTCGTAGGAGCGGCGCTCGACCCGCATTCCTCGGCGGGTGCCGTTGGCGTCAGCGCGTCGGGTCCTCTTGGCCTGAGCCCGACCCATCGCCTTCTCAGCCTCGACTCGACTGGTGAAGCCTCGCTTCAGGCCACAGTCGCAGGTTCTCCAGTCCACCGTCTTGTTGCAGGTCATTGGTGGCCGCCTCCTTACAGTTCGTTGATCGTGTGCGCTACAGCCTTCGTCGTGGCTGCCTTCTTCCTGGTCGTCTTCTTCTTGTTGGGGTCGTCCTTGATGAACTTGGTGCAGGTGCACTGTGCGAGGTGGCACTTCCCGCGACTGGCGCCTTCGATGGCGTGCGTCCAGGGGGCGTGACCACAGTGGGGGTCGTAGCAGTAGCCGGGCCAGCCGGCCTTGCCGTCATGGTTCGCGAGCATGATCCCGGAGGACGTCAGCGGCACGAGCCGGCCGGTACCTCCGAAGCTCATCTTCTTGGCGAAGGCTTCCGCCTCGGCGGTCGAGCCGAAGGGTCCGAAGTTCAGGCCCTTGTGTCCGCTCTCCCAGGTGTGGACCATCACGAACAGGTCCCGCATCTGGACGATGTCGGCGACCTCCTTGATCAGGGCCTTCGCCATCTGGTCCGGATTCTCGAAGGTGGGATCTTCGAGGATGTCGACGACCCTCTGTATCTCGTGGGCCCTCGGCGTCAGCCGCACTCAGGCGCCGACCAGCTCGGAGAGCTGACGCAGCAGGCCACCCAGGTCATCCGCGGCGTCGCCCTCGTTGTCGGTCAGGGCCGAGTCGTAGGCGTACGTCCCCTCGTACTCACCCTCCTCGACGAGCTTGTCGAGCGTCGCCTGGCGGTTGGCCTCGTTGCCCCTGTACTTCTGGATCAGGGCGCGGACCTGGTCCTTCAGCGTCTCCGTGTTCTGCGATTCCTGCTGACGGATGACCTCGACCAGGTTCTGTATGGGGTCGCTCACTGCTCAGTCCTCTCGATGACCCGCGCTCCGTAGCGTCGGGTGTTGACGTAGGTGTTCACGTTCCAGGTGGTGTCTGGCGCCTTGGTGAGGTCCCGCCAGTGGCCCTCGCGCTTCACGCGCTGGCTGCCCCTCTTGTCCAGGAGCTCGACCACCGATCCATCAGGCAGTTCGTCGAGCTCCCGGATCTCCGTGATGCTGTCCAACTTACACACTCACTCCGTGATGTGCAACTTGTGCACGATCAGGTTCGTGATCCCGCGCAGCTTCTCGTGCAGGTCAGCGGGCGTGCCGTCGTTGATCAGCCGGTGATCGAAGGGCCAGTCGTCCAGCGCGACCTCGGACTCGTGCACCTCACCGTTGCGGCTCCGCTTGGGCCCGACGCCCGGCCTGTCCACCCGGAGCACGATGCCGCCCCGGTCGGCGACAGCCTGCGCCTCGTTCGGGAACCGCACGTCGGAGACGACCAGGGCCGGCGCGTCCTCGTGCTCACGGAACAGGGCATCCACCCACACGTTCGCACCCAGGACCCGGCGGCCGGCATCAGTGCCAGCGCGCTGGAGCAGGGCCCGCACCTCGGGGTACGTCACCTTCACGTACTCCCACCCGGCGGAGTCGATCAGCTTCCGCAGGCGCAGCGTGCCCGCCCCGTAGTGGCCAGGGATCAGCGGGTCCAGCGCGTACAGAAAGTCACGCAGCTTGTCCGCGTACCCCGCCCGGCGCCAGCCCTGATCGACCAGGGCCTGGGCTGCGGTGTCCTTACCGGCTCGCGAGTAGCCGCTGAGTCCGATGATCAAGTCAGTCATGATCAGGCCGCCTCGAAGTGGAACTCGGCGTTGAGCTCGCCCGCCTTGACGAGCTCGCCCGCCAGGCCCGTGAACTCTCGGTCGGAGGTGATGGCAACAGAGGGGACGCGCACCCGACCCTCGACGAACGCGATGCCCTGCTCGGTGATCGACCAGCGCTGTTCCTCCTCGCGCTGGGCCAGGCCGAACCAGGCCAGCTTCGCGAAGACCGCGTACTCAGGATTGGACAGGCCGATCTCCTCGCGCTTCAGGTGCTGTCCACCCGCGAGGTACAGCTTTCCGAGACCGCTGACCTCGGACTTGCCCAGGCGGTACCGCTTCTCGCTCACTGTCGTGCCCCTCTCGTCACGGCTGCCATCATCAGGAGGTGCGAGCCACCACACCCCGACCTCCCTCCGGGAGGTTTCGGCGAAACTTACACACTGGGCTCTGAGATCAGGACGTCGTCTTGTACCCGTCGAAGCACTCGATGTACGAGGTGTCACCCACCTTGGCCCAGCAGAACTGATGACCATCGACCGTGCCCCAGTGCTCCTTCCCCGCCTTGCGCTG